TTTCATCAACTACAACTTCTTCTGCAACTTCTACAATTTCTTCAACTGTAGCGTCTTCTGCAACTTCGTTATTTTCAGTCATATCAACACCTCCTTCATTTATTTGGGTGGCAACTAACTCTACGTCATTTGCCTCATTCACTACTGTGTTAGGTAGAGAAACTTCTGTTTGTACGCCAATAGATTTAAGGACTTTAACTGTCCAAGATCTAAGTGTACTCATTCTATGTCCTACAACTGTTTTAGACGGCTTCCAAGAGTCTCCATCTTTTTGATAGACTCTGATAGTTACCGCTGGGTCTTCTGGTGTCCCTGTAATTGTAACACTAGAATTTGGTACTTTAATTTTACCATTAGTTACTACTCTTGTTACTTTACCTCTTGCTGTTCCACCCGAAGAACCCCACTGAACAAAATCTCCAGTGGAATATTCTCCTGCTTTTTTAATATATTTCTTTTTCTTTTTAGGATCTTCTTCAGTCTGGATATCTGAAAATCTTGGATTTTGCTTTGGATACTTATTTGGAACATCATCACTTGTAACGGTTCCAGGATTAACTGCTTTATGCATTTCAATTATTTTTGACATTGCTTGTTCAACATTTGCCTTTGTAATTTCGTCAATCCAACCAATAGATGAAAGCTCTGAACTGCAAGAAGCACATGAATATTTTTCTTCATTTGAAAGATATGCCATTTCTTCTTGTTCACACCAGAATACATTTTGGATATTGGACTTGGAGAACATTCCGTCAACAACATCACCATCGATTGTTTTCTGAATAGAAAATATATTAGCAAACTGATTAGCAGGTGAATCAACAAGTGATAGTTCTACTAAATCATATTCTTTAATTACACGAACTGTTTTATTTGATTCTTCATCAAGTTCGTTATCTGTGTCTTTAATTGCACCGCCGATTGAAAAACCAGTGAGTGTACCATCAAGAACCATCTCCCAGATGTCTTGAGCACCCTTAGAAACATAGGTATCTACAAATACTCCCGTATATTGCTTCTTTGTCTCTGGGTCAAAAAATGTGTCTGATCTAAAAGAAACAACCTTTCCTGCTGGAATAGGTTGATGCATAAGTCTTACATTGCCACGAAAGTTTGCAAATGCTTTTTCTGAGGCTTCTGGAAGTATTCTATCACCTTGTTTATCAATGTTGTCAAGGGTGGCAAAGCCAGATACAATACGCTTTTCTTCATCAATTTTTGAAATTGGCATCGTCAAGTTGACGCTGTTACCATTCATAGAAAGGGAAGCCTTTTGTAAATTAATCATAACAATTTAATTATACATTGCTTTTCTTGTTATTGTTGCTGTCTGCCTTCGCCTTGTGCATTTCTTGCACCAATGTCGCCTTCATCTGCCTGATTGTTTTGACGTTCCTGATCTCTTCTTCTGTTTCCAGATGCTTGAGCTGTTTGCTCAGAAGCTTGTTGACCAGTAAGCTGAACGGTTTCATCTCCTCCAGGAATTGCAGTAAGACCCAATCTTGAACGAACTTCGTTAGGAACAATAACCTTCATTCTCAAATAACGCTCGTCAATCTTGGATTGAGTATCCTCATCTGTAAGAGTAAGTTCATTAAAGGCAAACTTAAACATATCAGTCTTTTCAGCAACTATCGCTGTAATTCTTTTCTCAAGAGCATCTTGTGCTGGACGAGTTACTTGTTCCTTAAACCCTTTATCTGCTTCTTTTGCTGCAGCTAGAGAAAGTCCCTCTCCTGCACCAACTTTAGTCATAGGAACACGATGTGCCATAAGGATTTCTTGAAGATTTGCTTTACGATACTTATCAAATGATCCGTCTTGTATTCCGTTTTCTACAGGCTCCATCTTAACTTCTACCTTGCCACCTGCATCATCTCCAGGAAGAGGAACAATAAGTGTTCTATGGGATTGCCCACGAAGGTTATTTTGGAAAAACTCAAATAGCTTTGCTTCTGCATCTCTGCTTAACTTTGCACCCTTAATCCAAAAAATGTAACGTGGAGTAGCCTTATTTTCAAAATACTCTAAGTTAAACTTAGATGAAAACTCATTTCCAGCCATTGCATTTTTGGCAGGAACAATTGACGGAATACCGTAATAGGTATTTGTTGGTGTGTAGTTTGCAATGTGAATAATTTCGTTTGGTCTAGGATCCGTTCCCATTTGAGGATTAACATCTTCTTTGTCGTGGAAGTTTCTAAAATATGTAAACTTTCCTCCAACTAGCTGAACATAACCATCACGAAGTCTGCGTACACGCATAGTTGCAGCAGGAATGTGACCAATATATCCAATCTCTCCAGTTGTTTTTCTGCCAATCTCAATGTAGCCATTTCCAGTAGTTTCATAATCTAGGTAAGCCTTTGTAAGTGTTTCTGTAAAGGTTTCCTCATCATTTCTAGTGTCTAGCCACTCTAAAATCTCTTGCTTTGCACGTTCTAGCTTCTTTCTAGTTTTTCCAAGCTTTACCGTATTTTCTGCAAGGTCTTCTAGCATTTGCTTTACCTTTAGGGTTGGCTCTAGATAATAACCAAGACCAACAATATTAGTTACCTTTGCATTAATTGCAGCATAGTTAGCAGAAGAAACTTCATATGTTTTTCCAAGAGAAATAAGATTATATGGTGGCTCAACTACATCAAAGATACCATAGGCATATTCAAAAAGGAGCATTTGTTTTGAAGCAGCATCATCGCCTCTAAAACCATTTTTTGGTGGAGTATAATTTGTTGAAGAGCCCCCAACTTGACCAGCCTTCTCAAGTTTTCTTTTAGCATTACGCTTAAAGTTTTGACTTATTCCACGATACTTTAAAATTTCATCTGCTGAAACCATAAACTCGTCAACGGCTGCAATCTCTTCTTTTTTCTGAAGACTATCTATTGCAATATCGCTACCATAAATAATTTGACTTTGAGGAACTTCGTTATCCTCTACTCTTTCGCTCATTTGCAAATATCTCCTTCCAGTTTTCACTATCTCCGTAAGGAGTTAAGCCTTCAGCCATTCTGTCAATATCTTCTCTAGCCTCAGTATCGCTAACTCTTCCAACTCCAGGCATAAACTTTGCAACACCATCTGGTTTACCCCAATATGCTGCTGATTTTGCTAACAAGTTCATTTTTTGAATATCATGCTTCATTGATGGAATGTTTAGAGTATTACCATCATCGTCTTTAAATGGTTCTCCGTTTGGCAGGATCCATACATAAATGCCATATTCTGCACTTGACTCAACCGCCTGTACACCCTTTTTTGTATTATTCATACCACTATGATACCATTTCTACTCTTCTGTTGTAAAGATAGAATCTTGACTTGGTGCAGTTTTTGATTTAATTTTTTCTCTAAAAAGATTAGTAGATGCAAGATTGACAAAATAACCAGTATCTCCTGATGTTGGCTGTACCCACTGAAGTCTCTTTGTAGAATTATAGTACTGACCAACATAAACCTTTCCATTTTTTGTATGATCTAAAGTTTCTTTTTTTAATTTAAAGTATCCAGGGCTTTGCTGTATTGGATTATCAACATTAAATATCTGATCAACCGTGTAGATATATCTTTTTGTTCCAGAGTTAACTACAAAAGTTTGACCAACAAATATCTTTTTATTTAACAGATAAAGCCTTCTTTGCTGTTCCTGATTAAAAGAAAAATACTCGTTGCTAAAAACTAAGAAATCTGAAAAGTTTGCTATTACATTTGAGCTTAAAGTAAGAGTTGTTGTATTTGTATAATCTCCATCACTTACAGCGTTTGTAACAGTAATGTCAGTGAACGGTGATGTTCCAGCAGTTGTTATTTTTCTTAAAAGTTTTGTTCTTCCTGGAAAATATGACTCTGGAGCACCAATAACCTGAATGGTGTTACTTCCAGAACCTCCATAGTTTGTTGTTGTGGTAGTTTCAAATGTTTGAGACTGACTTACAGTATAGTATCCAGTTACAGGTATTGTTATTTCTGAGCTACCATCAATTAAGGATAGTACAGAAAAATCTCCAGCTGTCTCAACAAACCCACTAACATCTTCTGCGGTAAAATCTGATAACCAAACCTTTCCATACCCTGGCTCTTGCTGAGTTCCAATAATTCCTGGTATTCTATACTCATCAGATAGACCAACGACAGAGGTTGATTGTACTCTATGAGATACACCACCTGCAGTTAAGTTATACAAGTTTTTTACAAAATCCTTGCCTGAATTAGAGTCATATGGCTTTGCAAACAAAATTAACTGGTCTATTCTGGCACCAGTTGATGCAGATGCATTTCCAATAGTAATAAGTGGCTTGTTTAGCTCTTCTGTATAAACAACTGTAACCTGTTGCCACTGATCTAAAAGAATTGATGACGCTTGTGAAGCAATGTTGCCATTTAGGTAAACGGAGGTGTTTGAACCCTTTGTTATATTACCAGTGCTGCCAACGCTAAATCCATTATTTGGGTTAAGAGAGTCAAAGTCCAATATCTTATAGGTTCCAGATGACTGACCAGAATCAAAATAAAGCATAAAGGATATTACTTTTATGCCACCACCCTCAAGAGATTGCCTATCATGATTTATCTCTGTATAGTTATTTTTTAAACTAAGACCACTATAGAAACCATTGTAAAGAATAGGGGTCTCTAAAATATCTGGAATATTGACAGTTTTTGATGCACCAGTTAAATATATTTTTGCTGGGTTTCCTCCAGGAGAGGCATTGCAAAGAACATAGTTTGTTGTTCCATTATCATCGCTTGTAAGCTGATAAGAAAAAAGTCTTAGGTAACTTAGCTTTGCTGGTTTTCTAATTAAATCATCTGTGGATAAAGATATGGCAAAACTAATTATATCTACTGGGTTTGTTGCAGGATTGTTTGACTGCACCAACTGATTATTTAACCAGTCTCCAGATGTAATAGTTCTTTCTGTAACTGATGTGCTTGCAAGCCTTGCTGTTCCTGCAACTCCCTCTGAATATGGAATATTTGAAATACTTAAGGTCATAGCAGTTGAACCAAGTGGGTGTCCAATGTCTATTCTGTTGGCACCAGTTGTATTGCTTGATATAGGACAAAGTGCTTGCTGTGGAATATCAACAACTGCGGATCCAGAGGAAGATATAACAAATCTTTTTTGATTAGAGTTTGGCGAAGCGGTGTATTGATTCTTTAAACTGGATACTGCATTTCCTAGCAAACTAGAAGTAATAAGACCATCGGAAATAGACCTTATTTCTTTTAACTTTCCAGTAAACTCAAACTGTTCTGATGGTACTACATCATCAGATACCCAAGTGTTATCTGATCCAATTCTTATTTTT